ATTCTTGAACTGGAAGACCCGTCCTTGGTTCCGAGGTTGGTGCAAGACCCGAACGAGAAGGAGAGCAACGAGGTTTCCGATGAGAAGAAGATCATTCCTGCGCTGTTGATTGGCGAGATGATTCCGCTGGAAGGCGGACAGGATTATCGGGTAAGGATCGGGGTGCTGATGCAGTTCCTTGAGAAGTCCAGACAGAGCGGTATGCAGGTTAGCCCACAGGGGCAGCAAGCCATCAGCTCAAGACTGGGCGAACTCCTAAATGCCTACGAGGAACTGGACACCAATAACGCGAGGGCATTGCGGAAGGATGTCGAGGAGTACCTGATGGAGCTGGGTTTCATGCCGAGTAAGGAGGAACAGGGCCAGATGGAGATTCAAGCGATGACCGGACAGGTTCCCGAACCGGAAGCTCAAGCCATTGAGCAGACTGAGGCAGTTGCAATGCAGGGAGACTACTGATGCCTGATGATGAGGAAAAGAGATTGAGGGCGTTAGCGAAGGAAGCAGACAAGGGCGACTCGTATTACGAGAAGCGGATGGGAAAGAAATGGGAACAGTCTAGGATGGCGCAGCTTCAGGCTCCGCCAGACCCAGCATTAAGCGGCAATAAGCCTCCCGCCACCATGGAGTCAGTGGAGAAGGCCACCAAGAAGCGGAAGGCTCCATTTATGTATCGGACAGACTACAAGCCGGAGAAAAAGATGACGGAAGAGGAGGAGGTGGTGTGGGATATTATGATAGGCGGGAAGGACGTTGACTTAGGTCTTAGTTATGAGGACAAGCAAGACCCCAGCAAGAAGGTGGCTGCACTTCTGCGCCAATACAAAAAGCAGTATGAGGAATGGGGGCCGAAGAGAACGAAGAAGACTAGGGGAGAGATTGCTAACAGAGAGAGAAGGATGCTGGAGAATCTGTCTAAATCCTTGCGTTCGGCGAAAGGGGAGGAAGGGGTGCAAGAGCCTGATGGACGTGCAATCCCCCCGTTTGAAAGAGTCATAGACAGGCGTCTCCGGCTTGACCATGATGCTTCTGTCCACGGAAAGAAGGAGAGCTTTTTAGATTACTTAAAGAGGCGAAGGAAGCTTCAGGCTGACTACAAGCAGGAGCGCAGAGAGCGAGAGCTTCCTGATGTCCCCGAACCGGGGAGCGAGGAATATTACTTCGGCAAGGAGAAGAAATGAGATTCTTTAAGTTTATTAGCATCGCTTGGCGTCTATCTAGTACACTCCCTTGGGTGGAAGACCCCGGCTGGGACTCAGACGACGCATATGCGTTGAGACAGTTCCTCACGGGAACAGCAGGGACGAAGCTCAGGGCTGTGTTATTGAACATGGTTTTACGGCAAAACTCCCACGTAGTCATGCAGTGCGATAAAAAGAACTTGCAAATTGAAGCTGGATATGCAAATGGGATGAGAACGGCGGTTCACACGCTTGAAGCGTTGGCACAGGAAGTTGAGCCGCTTGAAGAATTTACAACGGATGCGTTTGGGGTCGAGCGTCCGTTGAGTTAAGACCCCACAGCACGGCTTGCCCCTTGGATGCGGGAGCAGGACGAGGACAGCATTCAAAAACAAAGGAGTGTTTGATGGCAGAGGAAACTGGCGATACAACCGCCGACCAACTGTTGGCCGCTGCACAGGAGTATGATGCTTCTGTTGAAGCGGGGGAACAACCGGAAGTAGAAATACTTCCCGAACCGGAACCGGAAACGGAGGAGACTCCACCGGGGTCGCAACAAGAGGAAGTCGAGGAATCGCCACCTCCGGATCAAGACACTGGAAACAGTAGTTCATTGACAGAGGAGCAGCCTGAAGAGGTTGCCGACGAGAAAAAGCAGAGCAAGTATGCCAAGAATCAGGCTCGCTTGGGGAAAGCTTGGACTGGTGTAAACCAGCAAAAGGAACAGAACAAGCAGGACGCTGCCTTTTTGCAGAAGCAGATGCAGGAGTTGGAAATCCAACGCCAGCAACTAGCTGCACAAAATGGGTATCGTGATGAGGACGGGTTTAGTGCCGAGGATTATGAGGATGCGGCTGTTAGGCTGGATGATGATGGAGATAAGGTTCGTGCCAAGGACGCTCGCAAACAAGCTGAAGAGCTTAAAGCGGCGGGCGAACAGGCTAAGATCAACTCCTTCAAGGCCGAGCGCGATCAGGCTTGGGAAGTGAAGCGTCAAGAATTGATGACGAGCAACCCGGACTTGAGAGACAACAGCAAACCCATAACCAAGAAGGCGATGTCTTTGCTTCAGCAATTTCCGTCACTGACTTCCGGCCCTGATGGGTTGGACTTGTCAGTACAGATGGCGAAGCTGGCTTTGGAGTCGGGCAACACCAAGGAGGCTGCTTCCAAGTTTGATGAGTTACAGAAAAAATACAATAAACTGGAAAAGAAAACGTCGGTACAGGGCGGATTCACGGCAGAGAAATTGGATGGAGCAAGAAGTTTTGAGGACATGGACATGGAGTCACAGGAGAAATACCTTATTGACGCCGCTAGTCGCCTTGATAACGAGATGTAATCCGGTTTCATAGCTGTGGTCAGTCTGGATACTGACGGAAGGAATAATTAGTTATGGCAACAAATACCACTACTACATTATCTGACCAGTATCAAAATTATTTCAGTAAGAAATTACTGACCTACGCTGTACAAGCACTGGTACTGGATCAGTTCGGCTCTAAGACTCCGCTTCCACCGAAGTCGGGTCATAAAGCCATCTCCATGTTTCGTTGGGATACTCCCAAGGCGACTGACATCAACACCCTCACTGAAGGTGATACTTCGACTGTGGGCGAGAGGTCAATCTCGTTGACCAAGATCAGCAAGACGCTGATTCAACGGGGCCAGATCGTCAAGTTGACGGATATTCTGAATGCAACGGATTTATTTAATTCGCTGCAACAGAGTGTCAAGATTAACGGGCAGGACGCCGCGATTGACATGGATAACATCACACGCAACATATTGGTTGGTTCCAATGTGGGCGATAACGTGAACTCAGGTGCGACTGCGATGGAAGGTGGCTATGCCGCTGATGCGTCATCCAACCTTGATAACGGTGATACACTCACCGAAATCTATGCTAACGGCACGAAAGAAACAACCGGAGCAACAGAGTACACTACGTTCTCTGACCTAGTAAGCGACGACACGTTGCTGGACGGTGCGGCTGTTCTGAATGCTGTTACCCAGCTAAAGGTTAACCGCGCACAACCAACCAAGGGCGGAAACTACGCCTGTGTGACAAGTCCTCAAGTCTTGAGTGACATCATGCAGGACAATACGTGGTTAAACGCATCTCAGTATAGTAATGTTGAAGAGTTGTATAAGGGCGAAGTGGGCCGATTATTTGGCGCAAAATTCGTAACTTCAACAAATCCATTCGTTACTAATGGAGACCTCGGAACTGACGCTGACCGCTTCATCTATTCTGATTATGGTGGCGGAACTGCTGCGAACAAAGACGTTCATGCTTCCCTATTCTTGGGAGACGGAGCGTATGGCGTACCGGAGCTAAGTAGTCAGTCACCATTCAGTCCGAAAATTATAATCACGGATTCCGCTGACAAGAGCGATCCCCTTAACATGCTAATTACGGCAGGATTTAAGGTTTTTTACACGGCACTGAGACAGAATACGAACTACTACGTTATCATGCGAAGCAAGACTGCTTCGACTGCGTAAGGTAAAATCAAGTTATGAAACCTAAAGGTGGATTAACCCTTATTATATCCGTGGGAGGGGGGGAACCCCCTCACCACGGTGATTCAGGTAAACAAGACAAAGGTTGCGAAATGATTAAATTACCACTGGACGCATTGGTGTCCGAGCTGGAAGACGGGACGGAAGCAGCACCGGAAGTTGGGGACGTTGTAGTTCTCGAAACGGTTGAAGGTGAAGTCGTCGGGATTAACGAGGACGGGACAGCTCACGTTGAACTTACGACCGCTGGCGGAATGCCTATTGAGTATGTTGCGGAAGAAGCAGCACTCGATGAAGAAGCTGTTGAGATGGGCGAGATGGCTGGCATGGAAGAAGAGCTTATGGCGGCGGCAGCGGCGCAGGACGAGGAGATGGGGCTGTAATGCCTCTCTTCGAGTTCGAGAACAGCGAGGGCGACACCATCGAGCGGCTTGTTCCGAGGAATCGGGAAACCGTTAGGGTGAAGGGTGTTGTCTACACCAAGGTAACAGCCCCGCAGGGATTTGCCCTGATGGGTGTTGCAGTTGGTTTGCCTCCGCAGAAGGATCAGGTTAAGGACGGGTATTATCAGTTGGAGTGCAATGAGGGATCGAGGTTTATGAAGAAGTCCCTCTTCTCCACCAAACAGATTAAAAAAGCATGGGGGTTTTAGATGGCTGATTTACAGGGAAATACAATTGCGAGTACATATATGTACCTGCTGAAGACGGCAGGAAGCGAGACGCCCCTTGACGACACCTTTCAGGCAGTGCAAGACGGACGCGGCACGGACTCCAAGCTGTCAATAAGCACAACTGGAGTTAAATCCACTGGCACACTTGAGGTGGCTGGCATTACCACTATGGCGGGTGACTTGCGCTTGGAAGATGATGCGGGTGGCGAATATGTGGGGATAGCTTCTCCATCGGCTGTCACGACTTACACGCTCACAATGCCAGCGGCAGTTGGATCAACGGGGCAGGTGTTGGAAACTTCTGATGGGGCGGGAACCCTTGCGTGGGTAACTCGCGAGGTAGGCGACATTACGAGTGTAGTCGCTGGAACGAATTTAAACGGGGGCGGAGCCAGCGGTGATGTTACGCTCAATCTGGATACGAACATTACGGGAGACATTACGTTTGATACGGATGTCTTGATTGTTGATTCAACGAATGATTGGGTCGGCATCGGAGGAACGCCAGCTTACGGCCTGTCCGTGGTTGGCTCGACAAATTCCACTATACAAATA